ACGTCCCGGTTGACTACATCACTCTGCTGAGGGGTGATGTTCAGATCCCGCACCAGAACGGCGTCGGCGCCGGTTGGAGTCGGATCCGTCCCGTACGTCGACTCCGTCTCGATCAGAATCAGGCGTTTCCGCAGTAGCAGGGCCATTGGTGGTTACCTCAGATGGTGTTGGGGGAAGCGTGCGCTTAAGTAACGTGCGCTCGCCCGTTTCCGGGTCCAGCAGGTAACTCCCGCCTTCACCACGGTGTTCATCAGTCATGGTAAGTCGACTGGGTTGATAGGCCTAAGGCTACCCCTTTTTGCTCAGCTGGTCAGATCAGCAACCTGTGTTCTGTACAGCACTTCGTATTCACAGAACACGACGCCGGCAGGTTGATCTGCCTCGAAGAAGTTGAAGGTCGTTTGTGCAGGCTGGATGTCGATTGCGTATCCGCCAAGCGTTAGGTCCGCCATAAGTTTGCTGTGCATGCTCTCGATAATTGCGTCGGCAGTTGTATCGGGAGTTGTGCTGCGAACAATGACGCTAATTCGGACGCGAAGGGTCCAGTCCAGGCGGGGAAGGCTGGTGTTCTGGACTGCGGTGTCGGTGAGCGGCTCGATGATGATCGCTGGTGACTCGGCGCGGGCCATGGGCTCGACCCGCGAGCGATAGATCCGCGTGCCAACGCCGGTCGTATCTGTCAGTGCAGTGCGAATGGCACTGAGGACACGTTCACGCTTAGTTGTCATGGCTTGGAGTACAAGGAGCCGAAGGGTCCTGGATCGGGCCTGTTATTAACTATGGCTTGTGCCCGTCTGTAGATATGGCAATCAGTCTTACCGGCGCGTTCCAGCGCCTCTAATACCTTTACCCAGTTCTCCTTAGTGCGCTTATCCATGCGTGCATTATGAGCATGGATGCAGTTATGCGCTTTAGTCGCAGGCCATTGTGATGATTACGGATTCACCGGGATCAATCGCACTAACCCGTGAACGTACGTAACGCACCACGCGATTTGGATAGAAGACCGCACTTACACCAGTGGAGCCATGGGTTTTTGCCTCATCTAAAGAGAACCAATGTGTGCCATCGAGACTGCCCTCGTCGATTGTGGTGACATTGTTTCCCGTCACGTCATGCACAAACGTGAAGCTATCACCGCTGACTTCTACTGCGGCGGTCTCTCCGACAGCGGTTAGCGTCCCTAGTTCAACAATGTTGGACCGGCGGTCGGCCCAGGCTCCGTAGATCTCAGGCATCAGTTTTTCATCAGGAAGACTTGCGTGATCTTGCCGTCGTCGATCAGCATTGGTTCACGCACGGTGTAATTCGTGCCGTCGACGGTAATGGCTGAGCCGCGTGCCAGGCTCGGAAAATCAGACGTTTTGACCAGCAGTTTGTAGTCAGTGGTTAGGACTACGCCGTCAGCGATGATTTCGCTCGGCATATCGAGGATGCCTACTGCCGTGGTGTTTCCAGAAGTCACCGACAGGCCAAAGCCCGCAGTGGAGAAGAAAACGTCTAAGTCTTCTGTGAATGCCATGGATACAGCCTAGTCAAAGAAAAGCGCCCAGACCCACTTAGGTCCGGGCGCCCTAGTCGACGCTTACGGCTTAGCCGTACTTGGCCACGCCCACAGCGTTCACCGAGAAGGTGAAGGAGGGGGTGGTGCCGCCGATGGTGTACTTCACGCGGACATAGCGGCGAGCGCTGTCCTTGTTGACAACCAGTTTCTGGGCAGAAGCGGTGCCGGTCACCTGGGTGAAGGCGGCGCCGGTGATGGCGGCGAAGCTGGAGTTGTCAGCGGAATCCTCGATGGTCACGTCGAGGGTGGGGCTGGTGCCGGTGCCGGCTGCAGAGTCCAGCAGGAAGACGACGTCGCCGTCGTAGGTCTGCAGGTCGATGCCGCTGGTCTGGCCAGTGGCGGTGCGGGCAGCGGTGGGGTGGCCAGCGATAAGACCGAGCTTATCGAGGGCTTGCTGAAGGATGGCCATGACTTACTCCTTAGGAGTGGTGGAACGGGTGCGCTTGGGCTTTGCCTCGACCTCGGCTTTGGGCTCCGGTGCAGGCTCGGCTTTGGGCTCTGGTTTGGGTTCAACTACTGGTTCGGGAGCAGATTCGGCCACACGGGCCTTATTCATTCCGATCAGTAGATAGGCGTCCGAATCTCTGACCTCGACGAAGGAGCCCTCTTGCGTGGGCTCCCCGTAGATCATCACCGGCCGCAGGATCTCAATTCGCATGAGTCGTTAAGCGGTGATTAGATCTCACTTAGAGATCAGGTGGCGTAGCAGAAGGCGCCGGGCTGCTTGACGGCCACATCCACGTCCTGCAGGGCGATGATGCGGACGGTGCCTGCGGTAGCACCGGCGTAAGGATCCACGGTCAGATCCAGACCGGACCACATGCCCATGATCATCATCGAGAAGTCGCCGAACAGTGCGTCGTTGCTGGCGAGCTGGTTGGAGACGATGGCGGGATAGCCGTTGATCTCGTTGTTCTCGAAGACGAACATGCCAGTGTTCGTTGCCTTCTCGGTGCTCTTCAGCGCACCACGGGCAGCGGCGTTCACCACGTAACGCAGCGAGCCGGCGTCGGCGTTGGCGGATGCAACGTCGGTCTCCATGCCGATGTACTCGGCGAAGGTGCCATAGCTGGTCAGGGACTGAGTGCCGATACCGGTCACGTTGGTCAGACCCAGAGGCTGGTTGGCAGAGCCGGTGCCGTAGATGGCGGCGCGGTCAAGCTCGAGGGCGATCACGCGGGCCAGGTCGTTGCGCACCATGCCTTCCACGTCGATGGAGGACTGGAGCAGCAGACGGCGGGAGTAGTCAACAAAGGCACCCACGGTCTTGGGGGTCATGTTGACCTGGTCGATTGCCTGCTGGCTTTCGGTGGGGGAGGAACCCTCGCCGACCCAGTAAGCAGTGGCGGCCGAAGACTGACGGGGGATGCTGATGTTGCCCTGCAGGCCGCTCAGCATGGTCACGCCGGCTTGAGCCAGGGCAAGACGGTTGCGGAGCAGGTCGATGAAGGAGCCGGACAGCAGCTCGTCGGCAACCAGGTTGCCACCGGCGGTGGAGGTGCCGACCACCAGATCGCGACGCAGCACCTCGTTGGGCACCACGATGCCGTTGCTGGAGCGCTCGTACTTCTTAGCGGCGGCTTCGCCAACTTCGATCTCGAACTCAGCCGAACGACGAGCAGAAGCGTCGCCAGGGTTGGCCAGGTAGTTCAGAGCGCGAACAAAGCTGAAGCGCTTGGTCTCTTTTTCAGACAGGCCAACGTCGTTGGTGGTGACGTCAGTCGAACGGATGGGTTGTTCCACGGGAGTAGAGCCGAGTTTGTCGAGGACGGCAGCACGAGCCTCATCGAGGGTGCGACCACCGTCGATGAGTTCGCGAGCCAGGTCTTGCATCTGGTGCTTAGCGCCCAGTGCGGAAATGGCGGCGATACGAGTCCGCTCGGCCTCAGCGGCCTTGGACCGGATCACCTCCAGATCTGGGGTGTTTTCTTCCATTGCAGGAATGGGGATAGATGCGGTTTCGGCCGCTTGGCGTGTCGTTGCCTCTTCCTCTACTTGCGCAGCGGGAGAAGCTACTTCGTCACTAATACTAGGCTCAGCGACTTGCAAGACCTCATCCATAATCGGTTCCGGGGAAAGTAATGAACGCCCGATCCCAATTGTGGGGTCTGCCGGAATACTTACAACCGAGACTTCGTGCGGTGACCAACGAGTTGCAACAAAGTCACCGTCGCGCTCTTCCATCTTCTCGATGGCGTAGCCGAAGCTAATTCCGCGCAAAATTCCGTCCTTGACGTCGTCAAGAACTTCCTGGGCGAACTTATTGCGCGAGAAACGCACCTTTGCGTAACCGCGGCGCTTGCTCTCGTCGATCCAAGCACGCTCCACCACGCCCACAACCTTGTCGGGATTGTGGTTGAACAGCAGGGGCGCCCCATCGTTCAGACGAGTCAGATCCGCAGCGCTGCCCTCATGGCTAAGTACTTCGTTGCCGAAGTAGCGGGCCACCGGATACTCAGAGCTGAAGGGAAACTCGAAAGTGCGGGCCTTGACGCTGCGGAACTCGGTGGCTTCGGTACGTGTGTACTTACCGCCCTCGAGGTCACGTGCCAGGGCGCGCTCTTCCTCATCCGCGGGCTCATCTTCCATGGACATGGCGTCTTCCGCATCCTCCTCTTCCATGGAGTCATCCTCGCTGTCATCCATTTCGATCTTGATCTCGACTTTGAGCGAACGGATGTCGTCGATCTTGGTCAAGGTGCTGAAACGGTGGCCGACCATCGTTTCGGTCGGTTCGCCATCGCGGTAGATGCGGATAAGGGCGGCGGGATCCTCTTCGGTGGCGTTGATGCTGAACTCGGTGCCGGGAACACCGAGGGTGCCCTCGCGCATCACGTGCTCGATGCGGCCACGAGCTCTGCCGCCCGAGCTATCCCATGAAACGAAGTCACCTTCCTTGAGCGCATCAGGCGCTGCACGCTGGAGTTCAGCATCCATAGCTTTCTCGTTGGTAGCGGGTTCAAACTGGATGGGCGTGTAATCGTTGTCCCTTAGCCATTGACGTGCTTCAGCAGAAGTGAAACGGCTCAGCTTGAAGCGGATTGCCTGAAGCTCAGCAGTTCCTTCCTTAATACCGAAGATGAAATCCACACCCTCGCCACCGCGATTGTTTGCACGGCGGAAACGCTCGTACTGGGAAGGGTCACGCAGACGGGCTGCATGCTCGTTGGGATATGGACGCTCACCGAACTCCACGGCGGATTCATCCAACTCATATAAGTCGAGTGGTCCGTCCATAGGAAAATCGGCCAAGGCTTGCATAAGTCTATCCGCGGAGTTTTTTATGCTCTCCGCTTTTGTAGCGGCCCAGCTCATTCCTGCGTCGCCGCCCCATGCGGCCCAGGCCACGCGACCGGGACTTGGATAACCTTCCTCGCCAGGCCTGAATCCTTCCGCCTGCTTGTCGACTTCATGCCGGGCGAACCAGGCGTTCATCGTTAGTACGGTTTCGGGGCTAAGTTCGTCGCCGCTAAGGATTTGCGTGGCGCGACGAGCAGCTACTTCCGTACCACCGGCTTCGCCTTGCTGTTTCCAGACGCGGTAGCGCTTGGCTTCGTCCCGCATGCCCTTTGTGGGCAGTAAGTCGATTTCCTGCCCGTTTACGAGTGCCATCAGTCAGTACCGATCAGTCGGTTTTGCGACGGCGCGTACTTCTCGTGCGTGCCGGCGGTT